GGCAGAAGAAAAGCTGCGTATTACTAAGGACACTATATGTCAATTGAAAAAAGTTTATATGCTGCCCCTGTGGGTCTTGATGCTCTAACCGAAGAAGAGCCGATTTTAGAAATTGAAATTGAAGGCGAACTAGACCTAGAAGAACCAGAAGAAGAGGCTCGTGAAGAAGAATTTGACGAGAATCTTGCAGAGTATATAGATGACAAAGAGTTAGCCACACTAGCTGGTGACTTACTTGGTGATTTCGAAGACGACATCTCTGCTCGTAAAGATTGGATACAGACCTACGTAGATGGTCTAGAACTTCTCGGTATGAAAATCGAGGAGCGTACAGAACCTTGGGAAGGTGCTTGTGGGGTCTACCACCCTTTATTAAGCGAAGCCCTTGTGAAGTTTCAAGCAGAAACTATCATGGAGACGTTCCCTGCCCAAGGCCCCGTTAAGACACTTATCATCGGCAAAGAAACCCCAGAGATTAAAGAGGCGGCTGCTCGCGTAGAAGCGAACATGAACTATGAGCTGACAGATGTAATGCAGGAGTTCCGCCCAGAGCACGAGAGAATGATTTGGGGGTTGGGTCTTGCAGGTAATGCGTTCAAAAAAGTTTACTATGATCCGAGCTTAGAGCGTCAAGTAAGTATGTTTATTCCTGCTGAGGATATTGTTGTGCCATATGGCGCTTCGAGTCTTGAGCAAGCACCACGTATTACACACGTCATGCGTAAGACTGAGAATGAAGTTACTCGTCTGCAGTACGCTGGCTTTTATCGTGACATTGATCTTGGCACACCTGCTAATACTCTAGATGAAGTTGAGAAGAAGATTGCGGAGAAGATGGGCTTTAGAGCCACAACTGATGACCGCTATAAACTTTTAGAGATGCACGTTGACCTCGATCTTCCAGGATATGAGGACACAGATGAAGATGGAAACTTTACAGGCATTGCTCTGCCATATGTGGTTACTATTGAAAAAGGTAGCCAAGAGATTTTGGCAATTCGTCGTAATTGGCGTCCAGAAGATAAGAACAAACAAAAGCGTCAACACTTTGTTCACTATGGATACGTTCCTGGCTTTGGTTTTTATTGTTTCGGGCTTATTCATCTTGTCGGTGCTTTTGCTAAGTCTGGTACTAGTCTTATTCGGCAACTCGTGGATGCAGGAACACTTAGCAACTTGCCAGGTGGCTTTAAGGCCCGTGGGCTGCGAATAAAAGGTGATGACACACCGATTAGCCCAGGAGAATTCCGTGATGTAGATGTACCAGCGGGAACCATCAAAGATAACTTGATGACCTTGCCATATAAGGAGCCAAGCCAGGTTCTATATAGCTTGTTCAATACTATCGTTGAAGAAGGTCGTCGTTTTGCTTCTTCTGCAGATATGCAGATTTCAGACATGAGTGCGCAAGCACCAGTCGGAACAACACTAGCAATTCTTGAAAGAACATTGAAGGTAATGAGCGCAGTTCAAGCTCGTATCCACTATTCAATGAAGCAAGAGTTAAAGCTGCTCAAAGAAATTATTCGTGACTACACAGACCCAGACTATACATACACACCAGAAGATGGTGATCGTTCATGTAAGAAGTCTGACTATGACCACGTAGATGTAATTCCAGTCTCTGATCCAAATGCAGCAACGATGGCTCAAAAGATTGTTCAGTATCAAGCAGTGTTGCAGTTAGCACAACAAGCTCCACAGATTTACAACATGCCTGTGTTGCACCGTCAGATGTTAGATGTATTAGGCATACGTAATGCTCAGAAGTTGATTCCGATGGTTGATGATATGAAACCGAAAGATCCAATCGCTGAGAATATGGATGTATTGACGATGAAACCTTTGAAAGCATTTATCTACCAAGATCAAGACGCTCATATCACTACTCATCAAGCGTTTATGCAAGACCCACAAGTTGCAGCGATGATTGGACAGAACCCACAGGCACAAGCCATGATGGGTGCATTGCAAGCTCATATTGCAGAACACTTTGCGTTTAAGTACCGTCAGCAGATTGAACAACAACTTGGTGCTCCGTTGCCATACTTTAAAGATGATGACGATGAGTCTATCAACGAAGAAGTTGAAGTTCAGATTTCTAGGGCTGTAGCTCAAGCTGCACAACAACTGACTATGCAGAACATGGCTCAGGCTCAACAACAAGAGGCTCAGCAGCAAGCTCAAGATCCGATTATCCAGATGCAGATGCAAGAGTTGGCACTTAAAACTCAAGAGCAAGAAAGAAAAGCAGCTAAAGATGCCTCTGATATTCAGTTAAGACAGTTAGAAATTGAGTCTAACAAAGAGATTGAACTTAATAAGATTGAATTGGAAGCCCGTAAATTTGGTGCAACATTGGCTAAAGACAAGGAAAAAGCGGCATTTGAAATCGAAAAACTAGCAACCGACGTGGATATTGCTGGTCATAAGATGGGTATTGACGCAGCTAAGAGCAATGCTCAGATTGATGCACAGAAGGGTCAGATAGCTGCGCAGCTTATCGCCGCCCAAATTAACGCAAACGCTAATAAAAAGAAAGGCGAAGACAATAAATGACCGAGCTAGAAGTAATTGCCCAGCAGATAGACGATAAAGTTGAGCAATTAAAGGAAGCTGTACTGGTAGGTAACTTGGACTACACGGGTTATCAAAGAATTTGTGGTGAGGTTCGGGGTCTACTCACTGCAAGAGGATACGTATTAGACCTTAAAGACAAACTGGAGAAAATGGATGAGTGACGCACTCAACTTAAGTCAGGCGGTAGATCTTACGCAGCTGCTTGACAAGACTGACGAGCAAAAAGCAACACAATTACCTAGACCTTCTGGGTACCGCATTTTATGCGCTATTCCCGAAGTGGAAAAGGAGTTTGAAAGTGGGATTGCAAAGGCTGATATTACGATTCAGCACGATGAAGTCCTAACAACCGTACTGTTTGTAGTGGACTTAGGTCCAGATTGCTACAAAGATGAAAGTCGTTACCCTACTGGACCTTGGTGCAAAAAGGGTGATTTTGTCCTTGTACGCCCAAATGCTGGTACGAGATTAGTGATCCATGGACGTGAATTCCGCATCATTAATGACGATTCTGTAGAAGCAGTAGTAGACGACCCACGCGGCATTAAACGTAAATAAGGAGCATACGAATGGATAAAGACGAATTCAAATTCCCAGACGAAGTAGAAGAAACTCAGATCGAAACTAAGGGTAAACCCGTAGAAGATGATTTTGAAGTTGAAGTAGAGGAAGTAGTAGATGATACCCCACCGCAAGACCGTGGGCGTACCCCCTCCCAACCAGAGTTCGTTGAAGAACTAGAAAAAGACGAACTTGACGAATACTCTGAGCAAGCAAAGAAGAAGATTGCTGGGTTCAGAAAGATTTATCACGATGAGCGTCGTGAGAAGGAAAGAGCGTTGCGTGAGCAACAAGAAGCTATAGCTCTTGCCCAGAAACTCTTACAGGAAAACCGCGCCCTTAAAGGTAAAGTTAGTACTTCTGAGCAACAGGCACTTGACTCTTACATGACCAGCGCTGATCGTGAGCTTGAGATTGCTAAGAAGGAATACCGTGAAGCCTATGATGCTGGCGACTCGGAGAGGCTAGTTGAAGCGCAGGAGAAGATTACTGCCGCTAAGATTAAAGCTGACCGTGCGCTAACTATTAGTCAACAAAGGGCTTTACAAAGAGAAGAAGTTGAGGTAGAAATACCACAAGCACGGCAACAACCAGTACGTGATTCTAAAGCTGAAGCGTGGAGAGAAAGTAATCCTTGGTTTGGTCAAGATGACGAAATGACAAGTTTGGCTTTAGGACTTCATGAAAAGCTTGTCAAAGAACACGGCATGGCTTATGCTACGACAAACGAGTATTACAAACGTATAGACGAAACTATGCGTAAGAGATTCCCTGAGAATTTCGAGAGTATTGAAGAAGACGAAAAGCCCGCTACAAGGACGAAACCTAGTACGGTGGTAGCTCCAGCTAGTCGCAGTACATCCTCTAAAAGGATAAAGCTGACCACTTCGCAGCAAGCAATTGCTAAGAAATTGGGACTAACTAATGAGCAATATGCTCGCGAATTAATAAAGGAAATGTAATATGACTACGAATAAATTAACCCGTGAAATGACTAACCGTGAAGTGACGGAGCGCCCTAAGCAGTGGATGCCACCAGACCTTCTCCCTGAGCCTGATAAACAGGCTGGTTATACATATCGTTGGATTCGGGTTTCGATGTTAAACAATGCTGATCCACGCAACATCTCATCGAAAATGAGAGAAGGCTGGGAGCCTGTAACATTGGAAGAACAACCTAAATTTAAACTGCTAGCCAATCCTAATGGACAGTTTAAAGACAACATTGAGATTGGCGGGTTATTGCTTTGCAAGATTCCAACTGAATTTGTAGAACAACGTAAGAAGCACTACGATGAAATTACAAACCAACAAGCGGAAGCTGTAGACAATAGCTTAATGCGCCAGAGCGATGCTCGTATGCCACTCTTTAGCGAGAGAAAGTCTACAAGCACTAAAGGCTTTGGTAAAGGTAATTAATTAATTAGGAGATTTAAATGGCTTATCCTACAATTTCGGCCCCTTACGGCCTAAAGCCTATTAATCTTATTGGTGGTCAAGTCTTTGCTGGATCTACTCGCAACATTGCGATTCAGTATGGCTTTAACACTAATATTTTTTATGGCGATGTAGTTAGTATTTCCCGTGGTTACATCACACGTACAACTGTTACTACAGGTGCTGGTGCTTCTACTGGTGGTACAGGTACAGGTATTATCGGTGTATTCTTAGGCTGTTCTTTCACAAATCCAACTACTAAGCAAAAACAGTTTAGCCAATATTGGCCCGCTGGTACTTTAGCTGGTGACGGATTTGCAATCGTTACTGATGACCCAGACACATTGTTTAAAGTTGCTGCTGTTACAGCCGCTGCTGGTACAACAATTGGTTCTGTTGCTCGTCCAATGATTGGCTTAAACGTAACAGGTTCTAACTTAGCTGGTTCTGTTGCTACTGGTAACTCTAGCAACGGTATTGTTCCTTCAGTTAGCGTTGAAAACACTTCAACTCTGCCTTTCCGTATTGTTGACGTAGTTCCTGATACAGCAATTGTAAGTAATGCAACATTGTCTTCTGGTGGTGGCACAACAAGCTTGGTATGTACAGGTTTGACAAGCACATTGCCATACGGCGCTGAAGTAGGTTACTTAGCTGCAAACGGTCAATATATTGCTACTGGTTCTTGGGTTGCTGCTGCTGTTACAGGCACAGGCTCACAGACCGTTACTATCAATAGCCAAGCCGTTACAGTTAATGCCGCTGGTGCTGCATCTACTGGTATTACAATCCCTGCGTCAAGCACTTTGGTGTTTACTCAGTATCCTGAAGCTGTTGTTAAATTCAACTTCGGTATCCAAGAGTATTACAGCAATACTGCAGCAGCTTCAACACTTTAATTAGGAGCTAAATAATGGCTATTTCACGCGCACAACTACTGAAAGAGTTGCTCCCTGGACTGAATGCATTGTTCGGATTAGAGTATGCTCGCTATGGTGAAGAACACAAAGAGTTATATGAAACAGAAACTTCTGAGCGTTCTTTTGAAGAAGAAACAAAACTGTCAGGTTTCTCTGCAGCACCTGTTAAAAACGAAGGCTCAGCCATCGCTTATGACAATGCTCAAGAAGCATGGACAGCTCGCTACA